ATAAAACCATTGACATTCTTCTTAAAGTTTGTTATAATAGTATTTAATAATTAGGAACAGTAGTATGCGAAACGATTTAATATTTGATTTTGAAACAATGGGACAGGACGTAAACAACTGTGCTGTCATTGATGTATCAGTAATGGTATTTAATTGGGAAAAGATGGTCTCTGACGATCCTTACACCCTTGCTGATATCTCAAGATGTAAAAAGTTTAAGCTGAGTATCAAAGAACAAGTTAAAGACTATGGTTGGAAAATCAATGAGTCTACTCTAAAGTTTTGGAGTGAGCAGAGTAAAGAAGTAAGGGCAAATATTTCGCCTAAGACTTCTGATCTTTCTGTTGCTGATTTTGTTAAACAGTTCACTGACTTTTTAATTGAAGGTCCAAAGATTAAATATTGGTGGTCAAGGTCTAATACCTTTGATCCTATTATTCTTGATAGGCTATTTCAGTCACAAGGTAAGTTAGCTCATATGCAACAACACCTTAAGTTTTGGTCTGTAAGAGATACAAGAACTTATATTGATGCTAAGTTCGATTTTAATTTAAAGAAGAATGGATTCGCTCCTTGTGAAAATGATGAGAAGTGGGATTCAGTATTTAAAGCACATGATAGCTCATGGGATATACTAGCTGACGTACTTAGGCTACAATCAATTCAAAGAGCTGAAAACGATTTGGAGCAAATAAGAGTATGAAACTAGAAGTAAAAACGGAAGAACTCCAAAAACAAAAACTGTTTATTGGTACACCTATGTATGGTGGTAATTGTGCAGGCATATATACAAAGGCAACTAATGATCTAAGTATGCTATGTTCTGCACATAAAATTCCAATGAAGTATTACTTTCTATTCAATGAGAGTCTAGTTCAAAGAGCTAGGAATTATATTGTAGACGAATTCATGAGATCAGATTGTACTCATCTATTGTTTATTGATGCTGACATTGGTTTTGATCCAAGAGATGCACTTGCGTTAATGGCGTTACAAATAACAGACCCAGAGAAATATGATATTGTTTGTGGTCCATATCCTAAGAAGACAATTGCTTGGGAAAAAGTTGCTGAAGCAGCTCAACAGGGTAAAGGTGTAAATAACCCGTTTGAACTAGAACAGTATACATCAGATTTTGTTTTTAATCCAGTTGCTGGAATTAAACAATTTAAACTCTCAGAACCTGTTGAAGTTGCCGAAGGCGGTACAGGATTTATGTTGATCACTAGAGATGCGTTGTTAAAATACAAAGCTGCGTATCCAGAGTTGTCATATAAACCTGATCATATCCGCACAGATCAATTTGACGGAACACGAGAGATCCACGCCTACTTTGATTGTGTCATTGACCCTGAATCGAAAAGGTATCTATCTGAAGACTACTTCTTCTGCAAGATGGCTCGTAAAGCTGATCTTAAAGTATGGATGTGTCCTTGGATGAAACTCAACCATGTTGGTTCTTATATCTTTAAAGGTGACATGGCCGCGTTAGGTCAATTAGGTGTGTCTGCTACTGCTGATGCTAAATCCAATAAAAAGTCTTATAAAACTATTGACAAGACTAAGTAACTAGTATATAATACTACTATTATTAACAACAACTATACCCGGAGAAATCTATACTATGAAATTTTCTAACGAAACCTTGACGGTTTTAAAAAGCTTTACCTCTATTAACAAGTCTATCTTGCTAAAAGCTGGTAATCAAATTAAGACCATAACTCCAGAAAAGACTCTGATCGCAATGGCAGATATCACTGATACAATACCATCAGATGCATGTATCTACGATCTATCAAGATTCTTATCAATTTTATCTCTATATAATGATCCCGACGTGGAATTTATGGATAAATATTTTATTATCTCAGAAGGCAAAAGACGTACCAAGTATGTCTATGCCGACCTTTCGATGATTCATACCCCACCAGAAAAGGAAATCACAATCCCAACTGCTGATGTAACTGTTACGGTTACTGGTGAAGAATTATCGACTGTGCAGAAAGCTGCAGGAGTATTACAATTCTCTGAAATTGCATTTGTAGGCGAAGGCGGCAAATGTTATCTAAGAGCTATCGACAGTGCCAACAGCAACGCAGATGACTTTGGCGTTGAAATTGGAGAAACTGACGATACGTTTAACATTATCATTAAAACTGATAATCTTAAACTAATGCCGATGGATTACGAAGTAACCCTTTGTTCAAAAGGAATTTCGCAATTCAAAGGAAAAGGCGTCACGTATTACGTGGCAATTGATTCAAAGTCGACTTATAAGAAAGGTGAATAAAAATGGATAATATGCAGCAAATGGGCGGCCAACAACAAGAACAAGAACCTGTAGTAATTAACATTGGCGATCTGTCAACGTTACTACAAGTAATTGATGTTGTGTCTACTCGCGGTGGATTCCAAGGACAAGAACTAGCAGGTATTGGTATGTTGAGAAATAAACTCGAAACATATCTAAAACAGAATACTCCTCAACAAGGACAGGGCGATAGCTCTGTCGGCGAGCAGGCAGTAGGTGTTGATACTGATGGCGCTGGTGAATTGTCTGGCAAACTTGTAGACTAAGCAATTAGTTTACGAGTAGTTTCTCGAGAAGCGGGGGTTAGTCATCCCGATTAATCCCCCGCGTTTTTCGATACTTTTTTTATTATTATTATATTATGGTGAATTATGATTGACTCAAAGTCAAATGAAGTGTTGTGGGTTGAGAAATACCGTCCTCAGATTATTGAAGACACTATCCTCCCAGACCAAATGAAAGAAACCTTCCGTAAGTTTGTAAAAGACGGCTCAGTTCCAAATCTATTATTAACAGGTGGACCAGGTGTAGGTAAGACAACCGTTGCTAAGGCAATGCTCGAAGAGTTAGGTTGTGACTACATTGTAAAGAACGGTTCCCTTAACGTTAATATTGATACCCTCCGATATGACATCTCTACTTTTGCATCTGCAGTATCTCTAACAGGTACCGGTCGTAAGTATGTTATATTTGACGAAGCAGATTATCTGAATGCTGCTAACGTTCAACCAGCTCTACGTAACTTTATTGAAGAATACTCTTCTAACTGTGGATTTATCTTTACTTGTAATTTCAAGAATCGTATGATCGGTCCTTTACGTTCAAGACTATCTGAAGTTGACTTCTCAATAGATACTGCTGAAAAGCCACAGATGGCAATGCAGTTCTTTAAACGCGTTGTTGCTATTCTCGATAACGAAGGTGTTGAATACTCCAAACCAGTTGTTGGTAAAGTAATTGAGAAACACTTTCCTGATTTCCGTAGAGTATTAACTGAATTACAATCGTATGCTGCTTCTGGTAAAATTGACGAAGGTATCTTTGTTAATCTCAAAGAAGAATCTATTGATGAAGTATTCAAATTATGTAAAGACAAAAAGTTTACTGATATGCGTAAATGGGTTGCTAAAAATTCTGACCAAGATATGAATGAAATGTTTCGTCGTCTATACGATGCAATGAACGGCAAAGTAGAACTCAGAAGTCAAGCTGGCTTTATTGTTACTCTTGCTGATTATATGTATAAGTCTTCCTTAGTTGCTGACCAAGAAATTAATATGGTTGCCTTTCTAACTGAAATTATGATTGAATCAGAGTTCGTCTAATGGCGATCAAATGTTTTTCTTGTGGTGTAAAGACAACTAAAAAGACAGCGTGGACAGTTGAAATGATTACTGCCGAAGGTAAACACAAAATTACTTTGTGCGAACCATGTGGTATTGACTTCGATAAATTAGCAGACGAACTTAAAGAGGTACTTGATGAAAGACCTGAACCCATTTGATTTTATGAACGCAGCTTCTTTTACTAAGGAAGATCTGATTCGTAATAGCGATCAACCAGAACATACAGTAAAACAATATAATGCATATGTTATTAATCGTGGCTTTGTAAACTTCGATGATTGTATTTTACATGCTAACGAAATGAACATGCGTCACGGTCTTTTCCATGAAGCGCAGTTCGATTATTATAAAGCTGTACTAAGAAAACGCAAAAGATTTTCTAAATGGCCGAAAGCCGATAAAGATAAAGACCTTGATGCAATCCAACATGTTTATGATTGTAATAGAACAGTAGCCAAGCAATATTTTAAATGTCTATCCAAAGATCAAATTAAAACTGTCCACGAGAAAATGAATATTGGTGGTTGAAGTTATGATATTAATAAATAACTTTATATGATGTACTATGTGACATTGCGACTACTAATAATATTAATAAAGGTGAATATGTATAATGGACAGTTTAGATATTTTCAAAGGAGTTGGAGCGGAGGTTGAGTTACCCACGCAAGACAGCTTCCTAAAGGTGAAAGAGACTTTAACACGTATCGGCATTTCAAGCCGCAAAGAAAAGAAATTATATCAATCATGTCATATCCTTCATAAGAAGGGTAGATACGCGATTCTGCATTTTAAAGAATTGTTTATCCTTGATGGAAAGCACAACACGTTAACAGAAGAAGATATAGCACGTCGTAATACGATTGTGAACTTATTGGAAGAATGGGAACTTGTTAAAACTGTAGATCCAACAAAGACCGCAGATCCAGTTGCTTCTCTTAATCAAATCAAAATCATTTCGTTTAAAGAAAAAGGCGAATGGGAATTGTCGGTTAAATATAATATCGGTAAGAAATAACTATTGACATTAATTGAAATCTATTGTATAATAATAGAAAAGGAAATATATAA